TATAAACCTATATTGTCTATACATTATAGCAATATAAGGGGCTATTGTCAAGCATTAAAATTAGAATAGAATCAATAACTTATGAATAGCGTCAGACGCTCTGTGAGCGCCTGTGCTGATCGTTATTATTATAGTAGTAAGGTGTTGAGGTGACATCAGAATTACAGTACAGAGAGCCTTAGACTAGTATCCAGATGACCACACGTTGAATTCATTATCTTTGATTACCAGAAGATTGAAACAAGCTGCTATATATGCAGATCCAGTTCCAGCGGTTATTCTTAGGTCTATATCAGTCTTAGCAGTAGCTATCAGTGGAACACCAAATTCATAAGTATATTGACCACCGTAAGTAGATCCAGCGTGTTGAGTTCTAAAAGTACCACCGTCTACGCAGGTAAGTAGTCTGGATTTTATAGCTGAATTTGCACTACCTGAGAAATCATATTTCAAGATAAGCGCAACATGATCATCAGGAACCGTATACACAGACATCAATGTTTGACCCTCGCCTGCTGTTATGATTGCAACTGGAGTTCCAGAAGCAGAACCGTATAGGGCTGATATATTACCGACTTCTTGTTGATTAGAGGTATTATACATTCTAAAAAGACGTATATATGTATTTGAAGAAGACACCGCTGTTGCAGTAGGGTCTGTAGAATCAAGTGTAACTATTTCAGATTGCAAGTCGTAATTTGCATCTAATCCTTGAATAAAAACAGTGATTCCTGCGTCATTCGAATCACTAGACTTAAGGAATACGTTATCTGCACCTCCATTCCAAGTTGTCCAAGGGTATAGATTAGAACCATCCCATACAGTTTCTTCTTGTCCATTAGCAGGAATAGAATTTGCACCGAATTTATGTACATGATACGAATTGCGGAGTTTTCCTCTAGCAGCTTGTATCTTCCAATCGTCATTCAATAAAAAAGTAGACATTTTTATTTTTTACTCTCTAAAGCTGATTTGCCGTAAAATGCAGCTACTATAGCAGCAACTGAAACGAAGTAAGTAGGTGCCATATCGCCTAATGTACTAGAAGCATTTTGCAATCCAGCCATTTCAGCAATAACGACAGCGAAAGGATATAATAGCATGCCGCCGAGAGCAAACCATGCCATTTTACGCTGTGCGTCTCGCATAGCGTCTTCATCTTCTAATCGCTTTTTCTTAGCGTCCAACATCAACTCCATTTCTTGTGTAGAAAGGTGGCCGTCACTGTTTAAATCGGCCTGCTTTAATTCTTCAGATGAATCAAGCGTAAGTTTTTGCTCTGACATAGTAGTGCCCTCTTGGGTTTCTACTATTTATAAATCTTAAAACTTAATACCTTCAAATTTATCCGAAGAAGTTCCTCTATCGAATACAGGTGTTGAATCTTGCTGAGACGCACCTGAATCAGTTAATCCAGCCTGAGAATCTTCTAAGTCAAATAATTTCATTCTTGACCTGTCAACACCTATCATAAATCTTTTGTTTGAAGTAGGATCAGCATATCGATTCTTCAATTGCTTAACCATTATCACACCTTGTTTCTCTAACTCTTCAGTACTTATAAGAGCAACCATGATGTCTGCTGTAGCAGGAAGACCGAATGACTCTGAAGTATCTGTCAACTCAACGTCAGAGTTTGAATTGTGTGTCAATATGTCATTAGCATAGAATAAATGATTTCCATTGACTTCTATATCAACAGCATCCCTTTCATCTAGTTCTTCAATCTTAACAATTTTTTCTAACAACATGTCTTCCTTCTCCATAACCATAACTAATATACTCGTCCAAATCCCAAACGTCAATACTGATATTTTTTCTATCTTTAGTAATCCAAACTGTTCCTTTACCCTCAACAAAACCACTAGGTATAGGGTCGGTTGACTTTATACTAATTCTTTTTTTGTCAATCACACTATGATAAAATTTTCTATCACTTGATGATTCACTGATTTTCTTTCTTGTATTGTCGGAAATTGGCCCTCTATTCTTTGCAATCTCTGACAACTTCTTTTTTGTTTCCTCAGAATGTGAGTGCCCATAGTTTTCGTATAACCCCAATTTGTGCTTTTTACGCTTAGTTTCAGATATTTTTTTGCGGACTTCTTCAGGGGGACTAATACCCCTATTCCAAACTTCATTACTATCCATGTTTTGTTTTGCTTTTTCAGGATTGCCCCAAAACTGGTATTCAACATCAAGTTTTTCGTTTTTAATGTTTAATCCAGTGTGTAAAGTATTCAATTTATCTATCCACTGTTGTTCTCTTTCTAATATTATGTCATTCTCACAAACTTCTAAAACTTCAATTTTGTGATTTAACGAACCATATTCTCGCAAAGACTTTGCAATTTTAGAAGAACCACCAATTTTTCTTCCATTACTAATATGTTCGTCTAATCTTTTGTCTATGTTATTTACAGTTTTTCCCACATACTCAAGATTAGTTATTGTGTTGGTTATTTTATAGATATATCCCATATCAAGTCTCCAGAGTGTCTATTAGTTAAACTTCACTTTTATTTATAAAAAGTTTGTCTTTCAGACACAAACCAGACTTAATATTCTTTTCTCCTTCTTCTGTTGGGAATAAGTGATCTGCTGAACACACAATTTCTTTACCACTTTCTGTAGTAATACGATACATTTTTTTCTTTACGATAGGAAATATAGTCTTTACTTCATTCCAACCATTATTAGACAGTACCTCATCACCGACAGCAATATCAGAAATATTCTTTGTACCAGACTGTGTGACAACCTTAGTTTCCAAATCTAAGCAGTACCCACTACGAGTTGTTTGTGTAGCAGTAACAACAGGAACATTAAACTCGCCTGCAAGACCTCTAAGCTCTTCTGCAATACTCTTAATGATTGTATACGAGTTTGCTGCTGTTCCTGCCTTAAATCTGCTGCTTGCACAGATGTTCAAATAATCTATGAAGATTATATCGGGCATGAAATTTCTTTTAAGTTTTAACTCATTCAACAATGCTTTAAAATGTCCTGCATGTGCAGATGCAGTAGGATATTCTTTGATAATAAGCCTACCCTGAATCTTATTGTTTATCTTATCAATCCTATCATCAAACATTTCTCTTGATAAATCTTTCAATTGCTGAATAGGAACATTCATTAGATTTGCATCAATACGCTCTGCGATTCTTTCTTCTGCCATCTCCATAGTAATATATAAAACATTTCTGCCTTGAGCTATATGACCCGCAGACATGTGACACATGAACAATGATTTACCAACACCTGTACCTGCTAACGCCACATTCAGTGTTTTGTTTGCAAGTCCGCCATCAGTAATCTTATTAAACATTTCTAGGTCAAAGGGTAGTTTTTCTTCTAATCTATGATAGAAATCATATCGTTCAGGTGCGTTATCGATATAGTCATGTCCTACATTGTTATCGAATCCTACCGCAAGCGCATCAGACAATATACTAGGCAAAGCGTCTTTACCCATATCTTTATTGCGACCATCTATTATCTGAATACCTTCCATGATTGCATTATATAGAGCTTTGTCTTTACAAAACTTTTCAGTTTCAGTTAACAGCCATTCTGAGTTACTGTCTTCGTTCTCGATATCATTTACAATTTCTTGAATCTCATTGTATTGAGTTTCTGAAACCGATTTGTCATCTGTAACAGAGATGATGATAGCTTGCTTCGACGGAGGCGCATTATAATTAACAGTATACTCTGATATTTTATTAAATATAACTCGCTCTGAACCATTCGAAAAATACTCAGGCTTTAGAAAAGGAATAACTTTTCTGAGGAAGTCTTCATTATAACACAGATTAGATAGGATAATTCTTTCAATGTTTTGTTGCACTAAATGTTTTCCTCACGCATAAATTCTTCACGGATTATTTCAACACACTCTCCACACAGATACAATTCTTCTGCATCTGTGTGGAAACATATTGCTTCGTCACTTTCATAAATCGTCATTTGACAACGATCACATGCACCCTTAGACTTCAATTGCTTCGTAAACATCTGCGATGTCTTCCTCAGTGATTTCTTCTTTCATTATGCCGTCTGAACTTGAGATTGTATATCGTGTTTCAATCCAATCGATGAATGTCTGATCTTGAAGAATAGGCAACCAGAAATCCTTAGTGTAAGTATCTTTGTTTCTTACTTTAGGTTCTACTGCTTCTCCTGAATCAGTGTCTACTCTCTGATACCAACCGTTGCTAGGCTTGATAACATGACCTGATTCCATTGCCATATCAAGCAGCCCTGACCACTTTGCAATGCCGCCTGTGAACGATACTTCAACAGGAATCTTAGATTTCTCACGAACGAAACGAGACTTCTCAACATTGATAATGAAGTTATAGCCTGTTAGGTCTGTACCTGTCTTCTCTTGTTGCCGACCAATGATGTAGATATTATCTGCTGAGTAGTAGATACCTGTCCCGCCTGACACAACTGCCTTACTAAACATTTCCATAGTCTGATAAGTGTGATTCACAACCACCATAGGAATGTCTTTGATTGTTAAGTGAGGCGTAATCATTCTGAACAATGACTTCATCTGCTTTGCTCGTGTCATATCAGCAACAGACTTACCATCAAGTGCATCATCAACTTCTTTCTTAGATGCTAAGTTGCCAACAGAGTCTACAATCACAATAACATGATCGCCTCGCTCAAAGCCATTCATCTGTGACATTGCATCATGCTTCAACTGTTCGATGTCTGTGATAGGCGTATGAATCACTCGGCTAGTATCAATACCAAAAGTATCGAAGTATGCCTGCGGTGTACCAAACTCTGAATCGTAAAACAAAACTACACCGTCATCATACTTGTCTAAGTATGATTTAGCAAGCAACAATGAGAAAGCAGTTTTGAAATGCTTAGAAGGACCAGCAAATACTGTCAGCCCAGGAGTTAACCCACCGTCTAGCTTGCCGCTCAACGCAACATTCAGAGCAGGGACAGCAGTTTGTATTAAGTCCTTTGCACCAAAGAACTTTGAATCAGTGAGAATAGACGTATCTTTAATCGTACTATTCTTCTTCAATTTTTCTAATAAACTCATTTATTTCTCCTACCATACTTTTATAATGTGAAAAACTACAGGCTTCAAAAATCTAATTTCATGCCTTCGTCCATCTATATCTTCGAATATGAAAATTTTAGGTGTAGTCTTTATCAATTTAGATACTTGATATGTATCCATTCGTGTTGTTTCAGTCCTAGAGCCGTCTTCGTGATATATGATATCCACTGGAACGGTAATTATTAATTCGTGTTGTTCAAACCACAAACTTGTCCACCAAAGCTTTATTCTTTTCATGGGTATCTTCCTTTCATATTATTAATTACATTGTACATAATATAATACCATAAGTCAAGCACTTTAAGAAAACAAATCTTCTAGTGTATGTGTCTCTTCGGTTTCCCATCCTAGTGACTTAACGATAGTGTCCATAGGATCAAGAAAGGCTTTTTGAAACATTACATCGTAATCTACATAGCGATGTACATTAAACTCAGCAGGTATTTTTGAGTTGAATGATATGCAATTCTCACGCATAGTATTAGGCTCTTTTAAATACAAGAACTTTACCTTATCCCCTTCTTGTATTTTCTCATACTTTTGCGATATATTATTTACATCTAAGTAATGATTATACAACAAACTTCCACGAACGTGTATGGGACAACCTTTTTTGTATATTTCAGTATCGCAAGTGTATTTGCCGATATTATTACACCCTCGAGGAAATGCGATCTCCTCAGGAGACATTGACTTAAATTCTTTTTGCGTTTTCTCTATAAACTTTTGAAGAGTGTTCTCATCTGTAGTAAGAGTAAGCCTAACAGCTTCCTTCAAACTAGCCCGAACAGGTGCAGGAGTAGATGATCTAACAATCTCCAATCCCATTACCTTCAATTGAGGTACTTGATAACGAGTTCCTTCATTGTCATACACATTCATAGCGTATCGCTTCTTAGCGATCCAAATAGCCTTGTCTGCTATCGCTTCTCGCTTGAAGAATATCTTTTTCTCATAGGCGTGTGTATAGTCTACTAGTTTGTCCATTGCTCTTGATATGCAAGGTTCAATTTGATCTGTGCCAATCTTATCGAGTATGTCAACTAGTTTATTAGTATCTTTGTCTGCAAAGAATTTGTCAACAACTGCTTTGAGTGTGATGTAACAGGAGTCAGTGTCAGAATAGAAACTGTAGGTTTCTCCTTTTGTCCCACACACTTCATTAACATACTCATCCAAAGCAATTGCAGTTTCACGAATGATAACTTGCCCTGATAGTGTGATGCCTTCTGCTATTCGAGTATCAAAAAATCTGAAGTACTCATTCGCCATCGCACCATAAAGTGAGTTAAGTTGAATCTTACGAGCCATCTGAAAGTTATTGTATTTAGCAATCTCGTTCTTATACTTAGGATCTTTCGTGTCCTCAAGTAACTGTTCAGACTCCTTCATCAACTTCTTATATCGCTGTCTATCATCAAAAAACTTTTGTACAATCTCTGGCATATATCCTAGCTTATCACGAGAGAAGCATTGACCGTTAGATGCAACCGCATACTTACCATCAAAGGAATACTTTTTCTCTAACATGCCATCAACAGTCACATCGTACACTTCGCCTGGCACTAGCGTCTCAGGTGACATGTTGTATTGCATGATGATAGAAGGATAGAGTGAGGTTGCATCAAAACTCTCGACCCATTCGTATTGACCTGGAACAGGCTCTTGCACATATGCACCTGCAATGCTACGACTTTGCTTACTTTCCTTCTGTCCAAAGACAACGTTCTGTTGCCAAAGATGATTGTACAGCAAACAGTCCCACGTTTTTACAGGAGAAGATACATCGGAATAATTCATCTTACCATCATATGCCATAGTAAAACAAAGTTCAATCAATTTGAGCTTGTCTTCTAATTCGTCAACAAGCACGGTATCAATAATATTATATTCTACAAACAGATTCCAATCTTTTTCGTAAAACTCTCTGAACGAGTCGTGCGGATTTTCTAACTTTTTGTGTCCTAATTCAACTTCAGTAATGTGATCCAATTTATAAGATTCACGAGTGACATAAGTAAACTTCTTGTACAAGTCAAGATAGTCTAACTGAGCGACTCCCCATAGTTCATAGCGTAAGAATTCACGAGCGCCTAGTTTTACGACATGCTTCTTAACAAGATTGAAAGGACTAAAGGCTTTTTTCATATCGTCACCGAACAACTTGTCGGTACGAGAAACTAAATACGGAATATCAAATAACTGAATATTCCACCCAGTCACTACATCAGGAGGGTCCATAGCCCACCAGTTTAAAAAGCTAGTAAACAATGCCTTCTCGTTTTCACACCATCGATAGTCTACATTCAAGTGAGCGGTATGTTCAGTAGGAGTGTACTCACCGCAGCCCCAAGTAATAATCTTCTTAGTAACCGCATCTTGAATAGTAATAAGTGTGACTTGCTCTAGCGGATTGTTGACATCAGGGAACCCGTTATCAACTGTCGTTTCAATATCTATTGATATGAGTTTAATTTTACTCTGATCCCAATCAACTTCGTCAGGAAACTTTTCAGTTAGATATTGATAGTTCCAATCAGATTGACCATAAATAGGATAATTAGAAACATCTGAGTAGCTTTGAATGAATTCTTTTGCTTCAGTATTAGATTCAAACTTAATAGGAGAAACAGATTCTCCAAACATAGACTTATATATGCTTGGCTTGTCGGAGGGGACAAAAAGAGTAGGTTGAAAATCGTGTCTAGCTGTTTGTCGTTTACCTGAGGTGCTTATACCTCTGTAAAGAATTTTGTTGCCGTAGTGTCTAGCGTATGTGTAAAACATATAAACTCCCTATCATTTCAACTATTATACAACGATAGAGAGTATATGTCAAGCACTTATACAGATACTTTTCCTTCTGATATGAGCCTCTGGCGATTTTTCAGATGAGCGTCTTCTACATCGTCCTTAGATTGACCCTCATACAGTACAGCATATCCTTCTTTCACTAGAATCTCACCTGCAAGGCAGTACCTGTCTTCAGCTTCATAGTAAACCTGAAAGTCTCCTAGAATTCGTCCGAACTTACCTTTCATATCCTCGCCGCCTTTTGCTACACGAGTTTTCAGTACAGCAGTTTTTCCTAATAAACTTTTCAATCTAGCACCGGCAGCTTTTCCAAACTTCTTTTCAACCTTATCTCTGGTGCGAGACTCAGGTGTGTCGATGCCCATGATACGAACCCTTTCATCTTTCAACCATACACCAAACCCTAAGTCGATGTCAACATCTAC